GAACGATGTGGCCTTAAAGCTCTCCGAATTTGAAGACGGCGCGGGCAAGACGGCCCTGGCCATGGAGCTCTTTGGCAAGTCGGGCGCGTCCATGCTGCCCTTCCTCAAAGACCTTGCAGAAAACCAGGACCTCAACATCCGGCTCACGGCCCAGCAGATCGAGGAAGCAGACAACGCCTCCAAGGCGCTGGCCCGTATGAAAGCCGAGACAGGCTTTGTCGCGCAGACCCTGGTCACGGCCGCGATCCCGTCAATGACAGTGCTCGCGCAGGAGCTCAAGCAGGTGCTCTTTGGTACGGACGATGCGGTGGGCGGTATCCAGCGCCTGCGCACCGATGGCTCGCTCACCACCTGGGCGCAGAACACGGCGTACGCCATCGCCGTGGTCATCGACGCCCTGCGCGGCATTGGCCAGACCATCAAGTCGTTGATTGGCAGTTTCCAGGCGGTGTGGGCAGACATTGAGCTGGCGGGGACGTTTTTAGCGGGGGGTGAGGGGCTCAATCCGTTTTCTGAAGAGAACCGTGCACGCCTCAAAGCGGCGCTGGACAAACGCAACGCGATCGTCGAGCAGGCCAATCAGAACTATGTCGAGCTGTGGGACATGCCGCTCTTAGCCGATGCGGTCACCAAACGCTTTGATGACATCCGCAAAGGCAGCGATGCGAGCAGCACCGAAGCGAGCCCACCCGCGCCCCGAAAGCGCCTGAACTACAGCACCGCCACCACGGCCGTCACAGCCTCGGCCATGGCGGGCATCGACAGCGAGCTCAAACGCCTGCAGGGCCTGGTGGATGCAGAGTCGGGCATCCTCAAGGACCGCCAACGCATCATCGACCTTTATGAAAACCAGGGCTACCTGAGTTTCAAGGAGGCCAGTGACGCTCGCTTGGCTGCGCAGCAAGATTTCACGCAAAAGCTCTCTGCCTTGTCCTCGGATGAGGAAGCTGTTTTGCGCAAAGGTCTCGACACGGTCGCTAAAACCAGTCAGGACAAACTCAAGCTCCAGGACAAGCTCCTGGAGATTGCCCTCAAACGCCAAAAGCTCGAGCGCGATGCCCAGCAGTCGGACCTGGAGCGCCAGATCCGGCTGCCGGGCGAATCGCTCAAAGACCTGCAAGAGCAGGCCTCGCGCGGTCAGGCGCAGTTGCGTGCCAGCGAGGAGCAGATCAAAACCCTGCGCGAGACCGGCGCCATCAGCGAGTTGGACTCGCTGCGCCGCTTGGGTGAAGCCCGTCAGGAAAGTGCGAACCAGCTGGCCACACTGGCCGCGCAGGCGCGTGCCTTGGCAGACGCAGCCCCCGGCAATGAAAAACTCGCCGAAGCCCTTCGCAAAATCGAGGAAGCCGCCCGCCAAGCGGCAGATGGCGCTCAGCTGTTGACGCAGCGTGCCAAGGAACTCTCGGATCCCGAAGCGGGATTTGCCAAGGGCCTGCGTGCCGTGGCTGAAGAGGCTGAGCAGATTGGCAAGCAGATGGAAGCGGCGACTGTTCGCGCCTTCAACGGCATGACCGATGCGCTGGTGGGCTTTGTGATGACGGGCAAGCTCGACTTCAGGTCGCTGGCCAACTCCATCATCTCGGACCTGATCCGCATCCAGATCCAGCGCGCAATCACCTTGCCCCTGGCCAAAGCCATGAGCAGTTTCTTTGGCTTTGCCGATGGCGGGGTCATGACGTCAGAGGGGCCATTACCTCTGCGGGGCTACGCCAGCGGCGGGATCGCCAATTCGCCGCAACTGGCGGTGTTTGGCGAAGGCTCGCGGCCAGAGGCCTATGTGCCATTACCCGATGGGCGGACCATTCCCGTGACCATAAGCGGTGGTGCTGCTGGGGGCATGGGTGCGGGTCATGTGTTCAACATTTCTGTGAATGTCTCTGACGCAGGTGCTGCCACACGGGGCGACAGCTCGGGCGGTCGTGACCTGGGCCAGGCAGTGGCCAACGCGGTACGCCAGGAGCTGCTGGCGCAAAAGCGGGCCGGTGGCTTGCTCGACAGCTGGAGGGCTTTGTAAATGGCCGTGTTCACATGGATTCCATCGCTGGGGGCTAGCCTGGCCATGCGGCCCAATGTGCGGCGGGTGGCATTTGGCGATGGGTATGAGCAGCGCCTGGCCTTTGGCATCCACACCCAAGCCGAGGTCTGGACGTTGGAGTTTCGTGGGCGGACCACGCATGATGCCGGAGCGATCGACGATTTCTTGCGCGCTCGCGGGGGTGTGCAGGCCTTTGAGTGGACCACCCCGGCAGGCACTGCTGCCAAGTTCACCTGCGAAGAGTGGAGCCGCTCGGTGGATGAGCCCGACGTCGAGACTGTGCGGGCCACATTCAAACAGGTGTTTGATCTGTGATGACCGAACAAGCCAAGACTTCCCCAGCGATCACCTCAGAAATCCAGAAACTCGCCCCCAGCGCCGTGATCGAGCTCTTTGTGCTGGACCTGTCGCTCTTTGGCCAGGGACCAGTGAGGTTCCATGCGGGCACCAACGCCCTCATGCAGCGCGTGGTCTGGCAAGGCCACGCCTATGAAGCGTTTCCGATCCAGGTTGAGGGCTTTGAGTTCAATGGCGGCGGGCAGGTACCCCGACCCCGGATGCGGGTGGCCAATGTCACGGGCTCAATCACGGCGCTGGTGCTGAGCTACCAGGACTTGGTGGGTGCCAGGATCACCCGCAAACGAACCCTGGCCAAGTACCTCGATGCGGTCAATTTTGCGGAGGGCGTGAACCCCACAGCAGACCCCTTGGCTGAATTTGCCGATGACGTTTACTGCGTGGACCGCAAGTCGCGTGAAACGCGCGAGGTGGTCGAGTTCGAGTTGGCCGCGTCCTTTGACCTCGAAGGCGTCAGCTTGCCACGCCGTCAGATCGTGCAAAACGTCTGCCCTTGGTCCTACCTGGGTGCCGAGTGCGGCTACACGGGCAGTGCGTATTTCAATGCGAATGACGAGGTGGTGAGCAGCAAGGCGCAAGACGCTTGTGGCAAACGCCTGGCCTCTTGCCAGAGGCGCTTTGGTGCCCATGCCGAATTGCCTTTCGGGGGGTTCCCGGCGGCTGGCTTGTTCCGGTAATGAATGCGGTCCATCCACGAATGAAATCACTGCATGAATGAAATCAATCAATCCTTGGCCTTTGCCCACGCCGCCAAAGAGTTTCCCCGTGAAGCCTGTGGGCTGCTGGTCATTCAAAAGGGCTGCGAAGTCTATTGCCCTTGCCGCAACATCGGTGTGGGCACTGACCAGTTCGTGATCCACCCCGAAGACTATGTGGCAGCCGACCGCCAGGGGGAAATCGTAGAGGTGTTCCATTCCCACCCGAACTTGCCCCCTGAGCCCAGTCAGGCCGACCGAGTGGCTTGCGAAGCCACAGGGCTGCCCTGGTCCATCGTGTCGTTCCCCGCTGGTCAGTGGGCGCAGATCAAGCCCGTGGGCTATGTCGCGCCCTTGGTGGGCCGTCAATGGGCGCATGGGGTGCTTGACTGCTACGCCCTGGTGCGCGACTGGTACGTGCAGGAGCGTGGCATCGAACTGCCCAATTTTGAGCGCTTTGATGAGTGGTGGAAGCGGGGCATGAACCTGTACCTGGACAACTTTGGGACTGCCGGGTTTGGGGTTACGGATCTGACGGATCGGACAGATCTGAAGGTGGGGGATGTGCTCTTGATGCAGGTCGTCTCCACGGTGCCCAACCATGCGGCGGTGTATCTGGGCGACGGGCTGATCCTGCATCACCTGCAAGGCAGGCTATCGAGTCGCGACGTGTACGGGGGCTACTGGCAAAAGGTCACCACCCACGCGCTGCGGCATCCAGACCTTCACCGACATCTTTAGCCGTTTTCTTTACCGCTCCTAAAACTTGCAGCACGAGTCTTGCGATGGCCAAAATCCTTCTTCTCGGTGAACTGGGCAGGCGCTTTGGGCGTCGCCATCAGATGGCGGTGGCTTCGGCCGCCGAGGCTGTACGGGCCCTGTGCGCGAATTTTCCGCAGTTTGAGCGCGAGTTGGTTTCCTCTGGCGAGCGGGGTGTGGGCTATCGGGTGCTTGCTGGGCGGGACCAACTCGGGCTCGACCGCTTGCACGAGCCCACCGGCCAGCAGCGCATCACCATCGTGCCTGTGGTCTCGGGCGCGGGCGGCAACGGTCTAGGTCAGATCTTGCTGGGCGCAGCTTTGATCGCTGTGTCCTGGTGGAACCCGATGGGCTGGGCAGCCGCTGGCTCATTCTTGTCGCAAGCGACCCTGTACTCGGTGGGCACATCCATGATCCTGGGCGGTGTGGCCCAGATGATTGCGCCCACCGCCAAAGCCTCCGATCCGTCCGAGCGCCCAGAAAACCGCCCCAGTTATGTGTTCAACGGAGCCGTGAACACCACTGCTCAAGGCCATCCCGTGCCCGTGGGCTACGGCCGCATGATCGTGGGTTCGGCCGTGATCAGTGCGGGCATCGATGTCGATGAAATACCTGTTCTTTAAACACCTGTCGATGAGATCACTGCATGAATCTGATGCCAGCTTCAAATCCTTTGATCATTGGTGCAGGCGGTGGGGGCAAGTCTGGCGGCGGTAGCGCCCGTGTGGCGCAAGAAGCTGCCGACAGCCTGCGCTCCAAAGCCTACGCCCGTGTGGTCGATTTGGTGTGCGAAGGAGAAATCGAAGGCCTGGTGCAGGGCCTGCAGTCGGTCTTTCTGGACGACACGCCGATTCAGAATGCCGATGGCAGCTACAACTTTTCTGGGGTGACGCTTGAAAGCCGCCCTGGCACCCAGCAGCAGGGCTACATTCCGGGCTTTGCTTCAGTAGAGAACGAGGTCTCGGTCGGCGTGGAGTGCAAGTTCGCCCAGCCGGTGGTGCGCGCCATCACCGACCCCGACGTGGACGCTGTGCGCCTCAAAGTGAGCATGCCCGCGCTCACCTTGCAGGATACGACCAACGGCGACTTGAACGGCACATCGGTCAGCTATGCGATCGACTTGCAGTCAGCAGGCGCTGGTTTTGTGCAGGTGCTCACCGACACGGTCTCTGGCAAGACCACTTCGCGTTACCAACGCAGTTACTACGTGCCACTGTCCGGCACAGGTCCTTGGGAGGTCCGCCTTCGCAGGCTGACCGAGGACGCGACCCAAAGCAGCCTGCAAAACAAGACCTTTCTGGACTCGTACACCGAGGTCATCGAGAGCAAGCTGCGCTACCCCAACAGCGCCTTGATGGCCTTGCGGGTGGACGCCTCGCAGTTCAACGCCATCCCCCGGCGCAGCTATGAGCTCAAACTCCTGCGTGTGCGGGTGCCGTCCAATTACGACCCGGAGTCTCGCTCATATGCCGGAATCTGGGACGGCACCTTCAAGGTGGCCTGGACGGACAACCCGACCTGGTGCTTTTACGATCTGGTCACCAACACCCGTTATGGCTTGGGGCATTTCATCCCTGAGTCTCAGGTCGACAAGTGGGCGCTGTACCGGGTGGCCCGTTACTGTGACGAACTCGTGCCCGATGGCCTGGGTGGCCAAGAGCCCCGCTTTACCTGCAACCTCTACCTGCAAACCCGCGAGCAGGCCTACAAGGTGGTGCAGGACATGGCTTCGGTCTTTCGGGGCATGGCCTATTGGTCGGGTGGGGCCATCACCGTCACGCAAGATGCGCCCCAAGACCCTGTCTACCCCTTCACCGCTGCCAACGTCATCGATGGCGAGTTCGCCTACCAGGGCTCGTCTGCCAAAGCCCGGCACACCGTGGCCCTGGTCAGCTGGGTCGATCCGGAGGATTTTTACAGGCAGAAGGTGGAATACGTTGAAGACGTTGCGGGCATCGCGCGCTACGGCGTGGTGCAAGCCGATGTGGTGGCCATGGGCTGCACCTCGCGCGGGCAGGCCAACCGGGTGGGCAAGTGGCTGCTGTACTCGGAGCAATCCGAATCAGAAATCATCACTTTCCGCACAGGCTTGGAAGGTTCGGTGGTGCGCCCGGGCGATGTCATCCAGGTAGCTGACCCAAGTCGGGGCGGCATGCGCCTTGGGGGGCGCGTCGCAGCAGCCACCACCACCAGCGTTACCTTGGACCAGGATTTGCCAGCCGATTTACCCTGGCGGCTTTCAGTGATCTTGCCGAACGGAGCCGTAGAAGAACGCCTGGTCGGAGTGACATTCGCTGCGTCCAGCGGAGATGCACACGATCGGCGAACCCTCACGGTCACCATCCCCTTCAGCATGGCACCGCAAACCGATGCCATCTGGGTGCTGGATTCCTCCATCATCGAGCCGCAACTGTTTCGGGTGGTGTCAGTGGCCGAGCGCGAGCCCGGTGTGCATGAAGTCACGGCCCTGGCCCACAACCCGGGCAAGTATGTGGCCATCGAAGAGGGCCTGGCGCTGCAGCCGCGTGCCATCACGGTGCTGTCGGACATGCCTGCGGCTCCCACGGCCCTCAGCATGCAAGAGAGCCTGTACCGGGTCAAAGACCGGGCGCAGGTGCTGGTCCAACTGTCTTGGGCTGAGGTGCCAGCGGCCATCGCCTACCGGCTTTCCTACCGGGTGGGCGGTGGCAACTTCGTGAGCCTGCCGCTGGTGAGCGCCAATTACGTAGAAATCCGCGATGCACAGGAGGGTGAGTACGAGTTCAGCTTAAGGGCCATCGGCATCACCCGCAAAGAAAGTGCGCCCGCCACACTCAGAGCCACAGTGCTGGGCAAGACACTGCCTCCGTCGGATGTAACGGGCTTTACCGTGCAGCGGCGCATGTCCGATCTGCTGCTGAGCTGGGACGAACTGCCCGATGCCGATTTGGCAGGCTATGAGG